CAGCAAGCCGAGGTAATAACACTAAAGTCTCAGGGCGCATTGCTCAGGGTTCTAGGGTTAAGAAGTCAAGCCGTATCGGTGAGATTACTTATGGCTTCGCTTCTCAAAAGTTCTCAGGTGGAGCAACCACTAAAGATATCTGGGGCGGTACTGAATTCGGATCTAACAAATATAGGCAGTTCCCTGTGTGGTCAGGCCGCGAAGGTCGAGGCTCTAAGGGCTGGTTTATCTATCCAACGCTTCGCAAGATTCAACCGCAGATCGTTGCTAGATGGACAGAATCATTTACTAAGATTTTGAAGGAGTGGGGCTAATGGCAACAGGTACAAGAGCGTTAACGCTCAAGCTTCTTGCTGATGTCGATAACTTCACTAAGAACCTTGATAAAGCGGATAAAGATGTAGCCACCTTCGGCGATAAAGTTGCCAAGTTCGGAAAGATTGCTGGAGCAGCATTCGCAGCCGCAGGCGCGGCAGCCGTTGCCTATGCTGGAAAGTTGGCCATCGATGGCGTTAAGTCTGCTATTGAGGATGAAGCGGCTCAAGCCAAGTTAGCCAATACTTTAAAGAATGTTACTCAGGCAACAGATGCCCAGATTGCAAGCACAGAAGAATTTATTCTTCAGACTTCTCTGGCTACTGGCGTTGCCGATGATGAACTTCGCCCATCGCTTGATCGTTTAACCCGAGCAACTAAAGATGTTGACAAGGCTCAAAAGTTACAGGCGCTAGCCCTAGATATTTCGGCAGGTAGTGGCAAGTCGCTCTCAGCCGTTACAGAAGCCCTTTCTAAGGCTCAGGAAGGCAATCTGGCAGGGCTTAGCCGTTTAGGCGTTGGAATTGATAAGGCTGAACTCAAAACTCTTTCATTCGATCAGATCACAGCAAAACTTGCTGGCACTTTCGAGAACCAGGCATCAAAGCAAGCCGATACATTCCAAGGAAAGTTAAGCCGATTACAGGTTGCATTCGATGAAGGCAAGGAAACCGTAGGCGCTTACATTCTCACAGCAATCACTCCCCTGGTTGAGAAGTTGGTTAAAGATGTTATTCCTGCAATCGCAGACTTCACTAGCAACCTAGGCGATAAACTTCGCCCGGTTGTAGAGTTTCTAAGCCCAATAATTAATGGCCTTCGATCAGCGTTTAACTCAGTTAAAAATTCACTTAACGACAACAGCGAAGAACTCAAGCCGCTTATCAACCTGTTCAAGAATATCGCTGAATTCGCTAGAGATATTTTAGCGCCAATCCTAAGCAAGACTTTAGGCAAAGCCTTCGAGATTGTAGGCGGAGCAATAGGCGGTCTTATTGGTGGCTTAGCCAAGGTAGTTTCATTCTTCGATGATCTTTACAATAAGATTAAGCGAGTAATCGATATTGCCAAGGGTATCGGCTCAGCCCTAAATCCTTTTAGCAGCGCATCATTCTCAACTGGATCATCTTCTCCATCAACGCCATCAGCACCTATATCTTCAACGCCATCACTTTCTGGCTATCGCTATGTTGGTGGCGGCAATACCAATATCACAGTTAATGGCGCAATCGATAGCGAATCAACTGCTCGCCAGATCGTCAGCATTCTCAATGATTCACAAGCTCGAGGAACGCTAGGAAGCGCGGCCTTCGTATGACCTTATGGACACCCGATTGGGCGGTTGAGGTCAATGGGCTTGGCGATGTAACGAATCTAGTTTTATCTGACTTAACGATTACCTCTGGCCGAACAGATATTTATAGTCAGCCAATCGCTGGTTATTGCCGATTTACAATAAAGAACCTAGATCAATCAGCCATCGCCTTCGATGTAAATGATTCCATAGTGGTCAAGATAAAAGATTCAACTGGCACTTATGTTCCAATCTTCGGCGGAGATGTTTCGGACATTGATATTGTGGTGGCCACAGGCGAACCAGCCATAACCCAGAACATAACAGTTACAGCCTTAGGGGCTTTATCAAAGTTGCCGAAAGTGTTAACTCAAGGCGTGTTAAATAAAGACTTCGATGGAGATCAGATTTACGAGGTACTGCAAGCGGTTCTCTTCGACCAATGGAATGAAGTACCAGCAGCAGAAACCTGGGCGGCTTACGATCCCACAATTACTTGGGCTAATGCCGAGAATTCTGGATTAGGCGAAATAGATCGCCCGGGTGATTACGAACTTACTGCCAGATCAGCCTCAACTACTGATGTTTATTCTCTGGTGGCTAGCCTCGCGACTTCTGGGCTTGGCTATATATATGAAGATGCTTCTGGCCGAATTGGGTACGCAGACTCAACTCATCGATCACAGTACTTAGCAGCTAATGGATATGCCTATGTAGATGGCGGCTGGGCTTATGCCAAGGGTATTGCAACATCTAAGCGCCTTGGAGATATACGCAATAAGGTAACTATTACTTATAAGAATGGGCAACAAGAAACAGCCGAGGATGCCGCATCGATTGCGGTCTATGGCACTCAAGGCCAAAACATTCAAACCAGCATTGAAAATGGCGCAGATGCACTAAGCCAGGCGGGGTTCTATTTAGACATTCGGGCATACCCTCAATATCAATTTAAGAGCATCACCTTTCCAATGGCTAATCCAAATATCCCAGATGCCTCTCGCGATCAAGCCTTTAACATATTCATGGGCTTACCCTTGGACATCGAGGACTTACCTCTAAACATTGCCGATGGCCGATACCAAGGATTCGTAGAAGGCTGGACTTGGACTACTCGATTTAACGCACTTGATCTAACAGTTATTGTTTCGCCAGTTGCCTTTTCACTTCAGGCTTTCAGGTGGAATAGCGTTCCAGTTACAGAGACATGGAACACGCTTAGCCCTACTTTAGATTGGAATAACGCTACAATAGTAGCCTGACAAGGAGAATATATGGCAACGACAACTAATTATGGGTGGGATACCCCAGATGATACCGACCTGGTTAAGGATGGCGCAGCCGCTATTCGCACCCTTGGCTCATCTGTCGACACCACCACGAAGGCGCTAAACCCTTCTACAACCCTTGGCGATATTGAATATCGATCAGCCACCGCTAACACAAACACTCGTTTAGGCATTGGCACAACTGGCCAAGTTTTGACGGTTTCTGGTGGCGTACCTTCTTGGGCAACTGCCGCAAGTGGCAGCATGACTACACTTGCTAGCGGAACTTTTTCATCAAACGCTTTATCGCTTACCTCAATAAGCGGTGCCTATAAAAATTTAGTTTTAGTAGTTCGTAACGCTTATCTAAACGATGATATTGGCATAAGAGTAAATTCAGATTCAGGCAGTAATTACGGTTGGACTCAAACTCCATCAACGCAAACCGCTAACAATAGCGCGGCAAATAATAGCCGTTGGCAGATTTCTTACCCAAATGTTACAACTGGCAATGGCCCTAACTTCTTTACTATGACCATTCATGATTATGCAAATACAGATTCATATAAAACCTGCAACTCTATATATGGCGGCAACCCACAGGGGTCTAAGGCTTTATCAAATAACTCAGGCGTTTGGGCTAACAGCAACGCTATTACTGGAATATCATCAAGCAATAACTTTACATCAGGCTCATACATACTTTACGGAGTTAATTAAAATGAAGATCCTAGAACATAATGTAACTACAGGCGAAGTTATCGAACGCGATATGAATAAAGATGAATTGGCTCAATACAAAAAAGATCAAGCCGCAAAAGAACAACAAATAGCGGATTTAGAGGCGGCAGCAATTGCTAAGGCTGCACTTCTTGAACGCTTAGGAATTACCGCAGAAGAAGCAACACTTCTACTTGGATGAAACCTAAATTATGCAAGGCAGGGCAACAACTTCGCGAACAGTTCGATGATTGTTTCGGCGATCGTGATCGCACCTCAGACGGCTGGATCGGCGATAGTCGCCACTCAGCTCGTAAGTCTGACCATAATCCAGATGCGCAAGGCTGGGTTCGTGCCATTGACATTGACCGGGATCTATCAGGAAAACCAAAGCCAGACATCATGCCTGATCTGGCGGATCAACTTCGCATCTTGGCAAAGTCTGATAAGCGCATCTCGTACATCATCTTCGATGGCAAGATTGCCTCAGCCAAAAGCGCGTGGCGTTGGAGAACTTATACAGGCATCAATAAGCACCGCCATCATTGCCATATATCTTTCAGTATCAAGGGCGATCAAGATGGTTCGTTCTTTCAAATACCACTACTAGGAGCAAGCAAATGAATATGAAGCACCCAGCAATCGTATCTATTGGAGCCTTCTTGGCTGTATGGGGTACAACTTCTAACTTCGCACTCGATTACCGAGCGATCCTTGGTTCAATCGTTGCTGGCATATTCGGTTATGCGACACCTAAAAAATGAGCCAGACAGATCTCTTGAATCTTTATATTGCCACTCTTGCGATAGTGGGTGGATTGGCTGGCTATGTAATCACTCACTTGCTGTCGGAGATTAAGCGACTCAATTCGCGTGTCGATGAGATCTACAACATACTTTTAGAGCGATAATTTTATTATGGCGCGAAAGAAGGCTATCGATCTAGAGGCTTACTCTATTCTCGACCAGTACACAATCGGGCTAAATGAATACTACAAATCACTTAGACGAGCAGGCTTTACGGTTGAATTAGCCCTAGCCATACTTCTTGAACCTGCTACTTACCCAGCAACTATTCTCCCTGCACCTAACTGGCTGCCACTTACACCCGACCGCATCCCCTATGACGATGATGACGATGAGGATTAATGAAGCGAACCGTAGTCATTCCAGACTTGCAATGTCCCTACGAAGATTCCCATGTTGTACGCAATCTCAGTTTATTTATTAAAGCGTTTCGGCCCGATGCTGTCCTTACTATCGGAGATGAAATCGACTTGCCCCAGATCAGCCGATGGACAGAAAACACCCCGGGCTGGTACGAGCAGACTTTAGCTGAGGATCGCGATCGAACAGTTGATGTTCTCTGGTCGCTCTTCGAGTATTCCAAAGAAGCGCATATGGTGCGTTCAAATCATACGGATCGATTGTATAAAGTAATTATGAAGAAAATCCCAGCGTTCTTATCCTTGCCAGAATTAAAGTTCGAGAAGTTTCTTAAACTTGATGAAATGGGAGTCAAGTTCTGGTCAACTCCAATGCCTATCGCTAAGGGCTGGATTGCGATCCATGGGGATCTTGGCAGCCTTAACCCTAACCCTGGATTATCAGCGCTGAACCAGGCTAAACGCCATGGCCAGAGCGTAATTATGGGGCATACCCATAGAGCGGGCAGAAGTGCCTCTTCTGAGGCTTCTAACGGGGTTTTAAGGCGTGTTCTGCATGGAGTTGAAGTAGGACATGCAATGGATCTAAAAGCCGCCAAATATGTCTCTACGCCTAATTGGCAGCAGGCCTTCGCCATCGTTACCGAGAATGGCAAGAATGTCCAAGTAGACCTGATTTACATCGAAAAGGATGGAACATTCCAAGTCCATGGAAGGCGCTATGGCAGGGCTAGATGATTGGCCAGACCTAAATCGGACAATCGATGACCATGTTGATGACCAAGAATTGTTACCGTTTCGTTATCAAAATATGCTAGGCAAGCGCTAAACCAGATGCCATGCTTATCCCAAGAAGCCAGAAACTCTGGCAGATCGGGAGCAGAAAATGAATTGGAATAAGATCGGTTACGGATCATACGAAAGTGGTCAGTTCTGGATTACAGATGTACGCATGATGCACGAAGGTGATCCAGATGCGATTGCACAACTTGGCAAGAATGGCTGGGCTTGCGGTATCGAAGGTTCTATCTGGGCAATCTTCAAGACACTAAAAGAAGCTAAAGCATTCATCGAACAGACAGCATCAGAAATGGTGGCTGCATAATGACTATCTATGAAATCGGATTTATTATGCTTGGCTGGTTAGGTACAGCAGTTCTGTTTTACTCAATGGGAGTAGATGCTGGTTATCGAGAAGGCCGCCGGGCTATGCGCAAGTTTTACGATCAGCAAGATAAGGTAAGAGTATGAAAGCCAATGATTACCTTACAGAAGCTAGAGCCATCATTCAGGATCGTGGTCTTGACTACGGACATCCATCGGACAATATGTCCCGAACCGCATCCCTATGGGCTGCATACCTTGAAATGCCAGTTGAGCCTCACCAAGTTGCAATGTGTCTGGCGCTGGTCAAAGTCGCAAGATCAATGGAAACTGGAAAAGTCGATAACTACATCGATGGCGCGGCTTACTTCGCGATCTCTGGTCAACTCAAATTAGAGGAGAATGAGTTATATGTTTAATCTTGAAGATTATGAAACAGTTGAAGAACGCCTAGCGAAGTTTTGGAAGGAACATCCAGATGGTCGAATTTATACTACGCTCGTTGAGCATACCTTGCAGCGCTTTATTGTTCAGGCTGCTATCTATCGAACTGAAGTGGATGCACAGCCTTGGACAACTGGCTATGCAGAGGAAACCGTCAGTACGCGAGGAGTTAATTCTACTTCGGCGCTTGAGAATTGCGAGACAAGTGCGATTGGTCGTGCATTGGCTAACGCAAATTATGCTTCGAAAGGCAAACGCCCTAGTCGTGAAGAAATGGCAAAAGTCAATCAGGGACAACCAAAGCCATTCGCTGAAAAGTTAGCAGACAAGATAACAATGCCGGTCGAGGATGATCCTTGGACAACTAAAGAAGTTCATCCAACACCCACAGCTAGTGAGGCAGTTGCACTTATTGAAAATGTGCTACAGGGAACTAAGATCGATGATGATATTCCAACCTGCCAACATGGAGTTATGGCGTTTAGCGAAGGCGTGTCTAAGAAAAATAACAAGCCTTGGGCGCAGTTCAGATGCCAAAACCCTGCTGGTGGCTTCTTAGAGAAGTGTGAGCCTGTGTGGTTAGAGATTAACCGCGATGGTAAATGGGTTAAGCAGAAGGCGAGAGGTTAATGAGCAGCCTACAATTTATGAATCAAGACGGTGAATGGGAGTCATTCCCTGATGTCGATGTTATTGAACACTATAAGAAGATTAGAGATAGCGTTCATGCTAGTGGAATCACTACTCGATGCTGTTTATGCAATCGTGAGTTCGATGTATCAGAGATTGTCATAACTGGTGGATCTTTATCGGCTGGCTTTACCTGGTCATGTCCAGATTGCCATGCAGTAACTCTGGAGTCTAATGTCTCAAAGTAGAAAACACCGAGGTTTTAGAACCGAGCGTGTAGTAGCAGAGTTTCTGAGGCGCACATGGGAAGGCGCTTCAGTTGGTCGAGGTAATGGCCGCGATATCCTCAATGTTCCGTTCGATTGCGAGGTTAAAGCGCGTACAGGACTCGATGTGTCAGGGACACTCCGCCAGATCGAAACTAGGACAGCCAAGAGCGGCTTATTGGGGTTCGCTTGCTTTCGGCTTAATGGACAAGGTGAGCATGCTGAGGAATATGTTGCAATGCTTCGTCTTGGCGATCTGGTGGAGTTACTGAAATCCGCCGGGTTCGAAGGTCGTAAAGACCTATACACAGATGTTGATATATCTAAATGCAAGGGTTGTGGCGCTTATGTTTTATCGCGATCTCATTGCTTGAGTTGTGAGGATGAATGATGGATCAACCAGATAAACCTAAATGGATGCACACCTGCTTATGTGGCTATTCACTAGCGGCTGCTTCTAGCTTCTTAAGCCAGGCTGAAATAAGTCGGATGATGAAGTCTCATATTGAGAGCATTCATATCGACAATGTGGAGAAGTAATGCCCATATATGAGTTCGAATGCACTAACGATCGATGCGAGGCCAATCTTCGCTACGAGAAGGAGTTATCAATAAATGAACCACACGATGTTGAATGCGGTTTCTGTCATGAACCGATGCGTAAAATCTATAGCAGTTTCGGTATCCAGTTCAAAGGCTCTGGCTTCTACTCAACGGATAAGTAACATGCGACACACCGCTCTGAGCAGGACTTATGTTAATGTGCTTGGAGCGTTCGGTACACTATCGGCTAGAAGCCATCAAGGCTTCAACTCGCGCCTGAAAGGCGTAGCGCGTGTGTTAGCCGTTGTTATTGGGATATCTTTATCTAGCGCAGTATTGCCTAGATTAGAGGCTTCAATAGTGCCAAATAAGAAGCTAAGAGAACTGGCTAACTATCAATTAACAGATAAGCAATACCAATGCCATAACCAGATAGTTCATAGAGAATCATCCTGGAATATAAATGCAGTTAATGGATCACACTATGGTTATTATCAATTAAGAACTAAGGCAGTTAAAGGCAAGCCATACGATTATCAATTCTTCATGTACTGGTATTACGTATCATCAAGATATTCATTCGATGTAAGTAATCCAGAGATCCCGGACTATTGCAAAGCATTGCATCATCTCAAGACTAAAGGCTGGCAGTAATGGATGAAGGTACTTGCAGTAGATGCGGTAGTACAGAAGATCGATCTACTCTGATTGAGATGCTGAACTGGTTACTGTGTGAGATCTGTTATGGTGATATTTAATGAGTAAGTTAAGTGATAAAGGATCTACTAATGCTTGGCGTAAGTTAAGGCAATCGATCATCCAAAGAGATGGATGTTGCCAAAGGTGCGGAACTGAGGAGCGCTTAAGCGTTGACCATATAGTGCCACGCAGACTAGGTGGCGATGATAATCCTTCGAACTTAGAAGTATTATGTTCTAGTTGCAATAGTTTTAAGTGAAGCGGTTGTATCTAAGTAAGCGGCTGTAGTATGAATAGTTTTGCGTGTTGCTCCGCTTGCATAGTCAGGGATTCTGATTTCTGCGAAGTAATCATTGTTACCGCTTTTGCTTGTACCGTAAGAGTCAATAGATATGCGTGAACCGCTTTCTCCATAATAGGCAGTATTGGCACCATTTCGAGAACCGAAACCTAAAATCTGATAATTGCCTGAAGTTGTATCGTTGTTAACTGTATAGGTAAAGTTAAAGTCAGAAGAGGCATACCAATCGCGGACATAGATAACGAGTTCTTTATATGAACCGCTAATTGATGAAACGGTGGTAGTTGCGCCTGAAAGGGAAGTAGTCGATAAAAGAGTCATACCGCCAGAAGATGCAGCCGCAGCCCATTTAACTCCTGTTGCTGTTGTGCTGTCTGCTACTAGAATCTGGTCATTAGAACCAACCGCTAAACGCGAAAACGCATCCGCGCCAGTTCCGACAATAAGATCGCCTTTGGCATCGATGGCTGTAGCCATTGAGTTGGTAACTGTTACATCTCCACCAGTTCCACCGCCTGAAATTCCAGTTCCAGCAGTAACGGCTGTGATATCTCCTACTTGTGGAGTTGTCCATGAGTAATCAAGATCAGTATTTGAAGCCTTGGCTAGTACTTGACCAGTAGTACCGCCTTTAAGATCAACTAGAGCAGTATCAATATCTTGCCCAAGTGCAGCGATAGCGGTAGCGCCATCCTTTACTAGGTCGGTCGACTGAGGGATATCCCAGCCAAAGTTGGTTGTTGTTGTTGCCATTAGGCTACGACTCCTATCGCGTTAATCCATGTAAGGGTAGGACTTAGGGTATTCCAAGTCTCTGCTGCGTTTACCTGCTCCCATTTTACCGTAACTTGGGAGAAGTTTATAGGAGACGCGTTAAAAGTCACGCTCAGGTTATTTAGGCTTGCTCTGAATGTCCAGCCCTCGACGTAGCCCTGGAATGAGCCATCGTTGATATTTCCAGGTAAATTCTGAATCCAAACTGGCTGACCTAGGAAGATGTTAATTAAAGCGTCTCTGTCGGCATCATCGATCTCAGGATTACCTAAAACGAAGGTTATCGATTCAAACTTAGGGTAAGGATTGGCTCGAAGCGCTATGTAGCGATCTGCCAAAGATTCCGCATCTGGAGCGTTTTTAATTCTAGAAGTAAAGGATTCAGCGTAAACGCCGTAAAGAGACTGGCTCTCTAGGTCTTCTGCTGTGTACTGACCGCTTCCGCTATTGCCATAAATAACGCTGTAAAAGTTGCGAAGATCGCCAGCGCGAGTAGTAGAGGATAAGCCTAAACCGTTAGCATGATTGGCGTCCAGGGTTGTATAGCCATTAGCGGCTAGGTAGTCCTGGCGGTGTGTCGAATCTGCGTAGCCGATATTACCGTTAGCGTCTTCGTACAGAACTCCGAAGGCCGAATTAGCGATAGAAGCGCAAAGCGAATAAAGGTCTGTATTTTCTGACGATCTGGCTATAAGTTCATAATCGCCTGGTTGATCGATTTCACCTAATCCAATATTGACGGCATTAGCCCAAGTCTCAGTAGGGTTATAAGTTGCCCAAGTTTCGGCTGCTGGAACTTCGTTCCACTGGCCTAAAAGGTATCCTGAAAGAAGCGTGTAAATCTGATCACCGTCATAATCGGCTGAAAGAACGCCAGGATCAATAATTCTAGGCAGTTTAGATAAGGCTCCGAGGGCTGTAATAGTTGCAACGGTTGTAAAGCCTAGATTGCCTGCTCGATTAACTGCGATAGTAAAGTCAGAGATATAACCGCCAAAGATAGGAACATAAGCCCCAACCGAGTTAGTTACCTCAACTGTTATCCCTGTTCCAACCGTAAAGTTATAACTAGAGTTATTTAGGTTCATTAACTGTACTTGGCAGTAACCTGCGATCGGCTGAGAGTTAATATCTGTACGCCCTGAAGTAACCGTCAGGTTAGCGATAGTTACATCTGTTACCTCTACTGAGTCAATTAATACCTTATATGAAGGGGTATAGACCGTCATTAAAAGAAGGCCGCGCTTCCTAGGGTTCCACGCGCTGAAGAGTCATTTAAGATGCTTACGATCTGGCGAGCGGTTGATTCGCTATCTATTGCTCCATTAACGGTGATGTTAGTGGTTCCCTGACCACCGACGTATCTATAAGCGGCTATAGGTTCGTTAGGCATCGCTGGCGCCATAGGAGCGGCGGCTGGAGAAGATGCTCCAGTTTCAAAGGATGCGTTATTGAATGGGTTTAAGGCTGAACCGATTTGCTTTGATATCTCGATTACTCGCTTAATTTTATTATAAAGATCGTCAAAGAATGAAACTACCTTGGCCACCCCATCAATAAGTCCACCTACTGCTGCTCCTACAATTTCAAAGGCTTTGCCTAAAGTTTTACTTAGGATTGGCGCTAGGACATCCCTAGCAAACTCTGCAACGTTTTTGAATAAATTAATAAGAGGCTTTAATTCTTCGCTGTTATCATTTAAGGAATTCTTAACTGAGTTAAACGCGTTGCGTAGGCCATTAGTAATAGGAGTTATAAATTCAATAACTGGACGAAGTTTATTGCCAAGGTTGCTTGTAAACTCCGCAATCGCAGGAATAACATTTTTAACTAGGCTTTCAATTAAAGGAGTAATGGCCGTCAGGATGTAAGACCCTACGGTTTCTTTACCTTCATCAAAAGCCACCTGTAAACGGCTTAATTTTCCTTGGAATGTGTCCGCCTGTTTTGAGGCTTGATTCTCGAAAGTGCCTGCAAGTTTAGCCGTGATCTGATCGAATGTAAGAGTCTTTAACTCTGCCTTATCTAGTCCTACGCCTAAGCGTCCAAGGCCTGCTAGGTTACCTTCCTGGGCCTTTGAAAGGCTTTCTGTAACCGCCTGAAGAGACTTACCCGTACCCGCCGCGATATTTAATGCTAATGCCTGTAATTGCTGAGCCTTATCAACGTCTTTAGTTGCTCGGGTTAAACGATCAAGCGAAGGGCGAAGTTCATCGTCTGCGACGCCAGTAGCCAGGGAAGTCTGAAGAATGAATTCTTCAGTGCTTTTAATCTGGGCATCTGTAGCGTTAGTAACGTTCTTTAAAGTGTTTGCTAATTTAGCCTGGGCTGCTTCATCTTCGATCGCAGACTTAACGCCATCGATGGCTAACTTTCCAGCATAAGCAACGGCTGCAGCGCCTGCGGCTGCAAAGGCTAAACCAGCCTTCTTCCCGAAGTCCGAAACTTTATCGCCGAAAGACATAACATCTTTATCGGCTTTATCAAGGTTCTTAGTGAAGTTATCGACGTCAGCAAGAAGTTTGAGCGTTAACGCTCTAGTACCTGTTGCCATTAGCCCCACCTTTTCAGAATGCTATCGAATGATTCAGTCCACTTAGCCACGATCTGAGGTTGGATCTTTCTCAAAGTTGGATAAATAAACCACCCTTTAGAGCCTCGACCTTGACGGCCTGACCACACAGGGAACTGCTTATATTTATTAGAACCGAATTCAGAACCGCCCCAGATATCTCTAGTGGTAGCCCCACCTGAGAACTTCTGAGATGCGAACCCGTAAGTAATCTCGCCTATACGGCTTGACTTCTTAACCTTGGAACCCTGAGCAATACGACCCGAGACTTTACTGCTCTGTAAAGAGTTAGCAGTCTGAATAACTTCAGATCTAGCGAATTCAGCCAAAGCGCCTGACTGGCGCTTGGCCTCATCGTTTGCTTCTTCGCTCATATTCCTCAAAGCCTTAAATACCGAGCGGAGTTCCGTTTGATCGAAGGCG